AAATAGTGGTGATACGGCGGATGGGCTGTGTTCACGAACAAGCGTTTTTTATTTGCTGTGAACATGTACAATTTAGTTTGACATATATACCAATTTGGTATATAATGAAATTCTAAAAACAACTAAACCAATTAATTAAAGATGGAGGTGTTAATATGTACGAAAGAAAAAATCATGTATTTAAAGTTTATGTGGAAGTAAAGGAAGGTTTTCGACGAGTTACAGAGATGGAAGAAGAAAACGAAATAATATTTACAATTGAAGCTAGTTGTCTAGCTAATGCCAATCGTATGGTTAAGGCTATATTATCTAACAATGATAATGTTATAGAATATGATTTAATATGTATAGAATAGGAGGTATATATGAAAAAAATAACTTTACATTATTCGATGAATGACATATTCAGTGAATATTACAAGGAATTAACACAACTTGAGCGTGATATGATTACTAGTACTGATTATGATACAGCCAACTTAAAGATGTTCCTCGATCTGGAAGACTTTAAGGAATATGCTAAGGAATACGCTAAGATAATATTTGAGGAGGTATAATCATGCAAAAAGAACCAACTATTCAAATTACAATTCACACTATAATGAACACTTTCAATTTATCAATTAAAGAAGTATCTGATCAATTTGGAATTCCGTATAGAACCGTTCAGAATTGGGCTGGTGGTGTATCAATACCACCAAATTACATCCTTATAATGATGTACAATTTATTGGACATGATAAGTTTAAATAAAATTAATGATATGATTATAGATGAGCTCAGGGATACTATAGATAAGGCCTCAGACTACTTACATGATGACAGACCAGCCGAAGCTATGAGTATACTAGATAACTAAGGAGGATAATATGAAATACTTATTTAACTTTATTTCATTGGTTGGAGTACTACACTATTATAATCATAACCTTTACTTATTTGGGTTATGTACTGGTATACTCCTCACTACTCTAATTATGATCCTGAAGGAGGTAAGACATGGCCAAAAGGAATAATTTAACACCATCCCAGTTACAGCTTGAAAAGGATGTAAAGCGTATTAATGAGCGTATCAATGAAATAGCTAAGACATTTGGTACTCAAAGCTACGCTTATAATCAATGGTATTCAACGCTAAAGTTATCGATACCTGAAAAATACCGTACTACTTCTAAGCATGGAATTATTCAGATAGCTAGATCTAAAGAGTTTTATCAATCATCACTCAAGAAAAAAACAAAAATGGGCATCAAGCGTCTTCTGGGTATGAAAACCAAGGGCAAACTAATGAAAGAAGCTGAAAAAACACTTAAAGATGAAGGTATTAAAAAGCCAACTCGTGCGGAAATTGAAGACAGAGCTAAAGTTATTGATTTAGTCAATTTATTTGTTTCAGAACATGAAGACATGTTTTACTTACCAACTGATTCAAAAGTATATGATACCATTCATATTAAAGGTAGAAAAAAGAGTTATACTGAACTAAAAAAAATAATTGATGAATATAAAAAGCGATTAAAAGATTCTGGTGGTCTGTTCAGTGATCCATTTGAAGGACTTTAGGACTTTAGGAGGTATAAATGTTTACTTGGTATAAAAACTTGACAGTTGACATTTTACAACAACATAGCATTACAAGTCAGCCCCTAGGTGTTGGCCTTGGAAGTAATAGACATTGGTATGTTCCTCAATGCTGTGGTTTTGATATTGAGACCACTTCAGTAATAACTAAAGATTACGCTCATGCTTATATGTACATTTGGAGCTTTACCATAAACGACTTAACTATTTTAGGTTCATACTGGGAGGAATTCTTGGAGCTTCTGGATGTACTAACTAAACTTTATGATCTTAATGAAGATAAAAGGCTTATGATTTTTATAGCTAACACTTCTTTTGAATTCCAGTTTTTTAGAAAATGGTTAAATATTACAGATTCTTTCTTTATCGAGGAAAGAATACCACTTTATTTTATTCATAATGAAGTTATTGAGTTTCGTGATGCTCTTCAAGTTTCAGGTGGTAACTTAGCCTACTTAGCTAAGAATTATACAACTACCCAGAAGTTAGTTGGTGACTTGGATTATTCAATCCCAAGAAATCATCATGACGCTTATCATATGACCCAAGAAGAATATCAATATGTTATAAATGACACTAAAATACTAGCTGAGTATATGGACTACTATTTTAAAACATTTATCCCTAAAGGGTTCTTACCACTTACCAAGACTGGCATTCTGAGAAAAGAAGTACTCCAAAGAGCTAGACAAGCATGTAAACAAGCAAAAGTTAAACTACAAAATCTAATGAAAGCTTTTCACCCTTCAGAGCCACTTTATGATCTGATGATGAAGTGGCTATTCAGAGGAGGCTATGTTCATGGATCTAACTACACGGTTGGCCAAGTATTAAGAGATCGGGCTGGTGCTGACATAACTAGTTCGTATCCTAATGAAATGAACACGAAAGATAATTATCCTATGGGTAAGTTTTATCGAGTTAAGGATACCAGCGTTGAGAACTATTTAGATCTAATAAAAGATTGGGCTGTGATGGCTGTTATTGACTTCTATGATGTTGATGTTAAGTTTGTTCATACCATCGAATCCAAGAACAAGATAATAGAAGCTGAAGAGGCACATTACGATAATGGTCGGCTTCTAGATGCTAAGCGTGTGCGTGTATTTATTACTGAATTGGATTTTGATATTTATACCAAGTTCTATACTTGGAGTAAAATGGAAATACGACATTGCTGGAAGACTAAAAGAGGAAGACTACCAAGATACTTGTTAGATACCCTCAATTACTATTATCAGGAGAAAGCCAAACTTAAGATGACTGGCCAAAAAAAGACTAAAAAATATTCATTATCAAAGGAAATGGTAAATGCTGGTTATGGTCTTACGGTAACCAGAATGCGTAAAACTACTATTACTTATAACTCATATACAGATGAGTATGAAGAAGATCATAGCTTTGTATTCGATAAGGAAGTAAGCAAACTTTCACTTCTTCCGCAGTGGGGTATCTGGATTACAGCAAATGCTAGGCATACTTTACTTAATATGGTGTGGATGATAGAGACTCATGCACAGGAGCTTGGCCGTGATAGTGACTGTGATTATGAAGACACTGACTCCATTAAGTTTGGACATCCTAAAGACCATTTACCTATAATTGAGGAATATAATCGTAATCAAGACGAAAAGATAAAAGCAATATGTCAAGAATACGGATACAACTATCAGTACATGAAAGGCTTGGGTAACTTCGACATCGAAATGCCTTATATTAAGAAGTTTAAACATCTGGGTGCTAAGAGATACGTGGTAACTTACTGGGATCCTGAAGCTCATGAGTACAAAACGGAGACTACCATTTCAGGACTACCGAAGCACTCGTTAATTCAATATTGTAAGAGCAATCATATTTCAGTATATGAAGCATTCAATGATGGTATGAATATACCAGTACATGACACTAACAAGCTGGCAAGTATCTACAACGATGAACCACACAGTGATATAATTAACGGTGAATTAATGGAAGAGCAAAGCTCCGTGGCGTTAGTTCCTATAGAGTTTACTTTGTCAGTCAAAGACGATTATATGATTTACATCGATGAAGCTGAAAAACGAATGAAACAAGGTATATTATAAGGAGGAAACAATGAAAATTAAATACATAGACGATAACCCAGAGCTTGGCATCGAATATGACTATAAGCTTATAATGAAAGAAATCAAAAAGCTAGGTCTTTACCCAAAGAAATCTAAGAGTGACGTCTGGAATCCATCCCATTTACCCTTCGATAAGGCTAAGTGGTTCGTGCTCATGAGTATCAGATCTAAAGGTAAGACCACCAACCTACTTATCATGGGATTAATCATGAACAAGCTGTATGGTACAGTAACTCAGTACATTGTCCAGAGCGAGAAGCTTCTCGCGCCTAAGAACACCAAAGGACTTTATAGAGTAGTAAATGAACTTGGTTACATTTCCAAAATCACAGAAGGACGCTGGAGCTCCATTGTCCTTAAGGCTAGACGCTGGTACTATTGCAACTATGACGACTCTGGAAAGATAAGTGAAATGAGTGACGAATATGTTTGCATTATGTCCTCAGTTGACAAACAAGAAGACTATAAATCAGTTCTGAACGAGCCAAAAGGTGACTTAGTAATCTATGATGAATTTATAAGAAACTACTACATGCCAAATGAATTTATTGAGTTTTCACAGCTCTTTTCAACCATACGAAGAATAAGGCAATCCCCTATTATAGTGATGCTAAGTAATACCGTCAACCTATACAGTCCATATTTTAATGAACTTGAAATAGCTGACAAAGTCCGTCTAATGAATAATGGCGACAAGGAGCTTATAACTTCGTCAGGTGGTACTAATGTTTATGTTGAAATAATAGATCCAGCACAGAGCCAAGCAAGAATAAAGTCAGATAGAATGTTCTTTGGATTCAAGAATCCTTTACTTGGAGCAATTACTGGAACAGCCACTTGGGCTCTCAGGAACTTCCCACACATAGAACGAAATGAGAATACGAAAGTGTTATCCAGAAATCATTATATTAGCTATCAGAACAAGCTGGTTAACTTGGAGCTAGTACAAAGTGAAGTAGGATTATGCGTTCATTGCCATTGGGCAACGAAGACCTATGATGATAGTATAATTTATACCTTAGGAGACATTAGACGGCCACTAGATCGTTACAAGATAGGCTACACAAAGATGGACAAAGTGATCTGGACTTGCTACAAACAGAATAAGTTTTATTATGGGACTAACGATGTCGGCGGTCTGGTTGACGCTTATGTGACCGAATTAAAAATGACCTAAATTGAAAAGGCAAGGGATGAGCAACTCCCTTGCCTTTTCTTGTACCCTAGTTTAATTGTGGTTCGGTTACTTATGGAGTGAGGTATAAACTCCAGTTGACACCTTTATATTACAGCATTACAAAATATTTGTCAAAGAATTTCTTTATCCACTCATAACCTAAGTTGTGGATTCTTAGCCCAAACTCTCCTTCAATCATCTGTGTATTGGTCGTAACTCCGATATTACCATATAAACGGCCTTCATGAGTATCAGTTACTTCATTATATGTATGAGTGTCAGTATACTCATTATCTTTACGCTGAATGTTATGATTATTATATGTTCTTTCGGTGGTACTCTTAGCATCTTCATACTCAGTTGTTGTCATTTCCTGATAATTATTATAAGTACGCTCAACATGGTCAGTGTGTGCGTCAGTTGTTGTTTTATCTTTAGATCTATAATTTTGACTGTCCATAGTTGAAACATCATTTTTAGTAATCAAATCAGCATTATAAGATTCATCTTTATAACTTCCTTCTGGCTTATTAGTTACTATAGTAGTACCTTCAGGAGTCGTCACATCCTTGTAACTTCCAGTAGTCTTCTCATTGCTTTCCTTTTCTCCGTGGTCATCGTCTTCAGATCCAGTTCTTACATCCTTCCAGCGTTCCGTTCTATCGAAGTTATAGACTGGTACATAATCCCAGTAGTAGCCTTGTACTATTTTCTCTAAGTTTTCTTTTTCTTCCATCTGAAAAATGCGCCACATATTATTAAATCTGAAAATTATTTCCTCATCTGTGAGCTCTTTAAAGCTGATCATTGAGTAAGAATAAAAGAAGTATTCAAAGTATGATTTAAACATATTATCATCAAGTACATTAATGTACTGTACTTCTTCATTTTCATCCTTAAATTTAGTTGATAATATATGTGGCTGTGAGTCCATTATCTCGGCCATATGGTCAGCCAGATCTATTATAATTCTATTCTTCATTTCGTTCCTCCTCTCCAGTTCTATCTTCAGAACCATCTCCAGAACCATCTCCAGAACCATCTCCAGAAGCTTCTCCAGTTTCTTCTCCAGTTTCTTCTCCAGTAGCATCCTCAATAAATTCCTCATCACTCCGCTCAGACTCTGAAATAAACTTTGAATATTCAAGTTCCCAAGCTGGCGAAAACTTGACGGATATGTTAGTGCCGAACATGTCGTTAACTTCTTTGATCATTTTTCTTCTATAATATAGCATGTTAAGTGCGAGGGTAAAACTGGAAGAAGTAGAGCCGTTTACTTCGTCAACGGTTTGCTGTGCAAGTTTAGAAGAACCATGATCTGATAGACCGTATTTAGTATGATAGATTCTTTTGACATCCTCATAAGCTTTAAGAAGGTACTGGAGTTTGTCAATCTCTTTTACATCGGTTAAATTGAATGTCTTTGTTCCTCCACCTTCCAGCTCCTCGAGGATGTTTTCACTAATAACATTAACCATTTTACCATCATCAATATCATTGAGAAGCTGTTCGATTGCTTCTTTTTCCTTTGAATCGGCTGCTTCGAAGATTGGTGCAAGTCTTGCGAATCTTATATTAAATAGTAGAGACTTTTCTATTTCAGTTAGCACATATGGAATAAATTGAAAGTCGAAATCAGGAGACATAGTTGAGTTATTGTATCCAACGACACCATCTACACCAACTTTAAAGCTTATTGTTCCAAGTTCTGGATCGTTACATGTTCCAAGATATTCCTCACCGAGTCCGTATAGTTTAACTTGGCCACTTCTACCGCCTTCCAGAACTACAAGGCCTTTTTTGGTTTTTGTCCAACCGACTGTACCATTATAATTAAGATACATTTCAAGATAATTTTCTTCTACAGTGTCAGGAAGATCATCGTATACAAACATGTTAGTGTTAAAATTTTGATATTCAAAGAAGTGCGATAGAAAACGCTCTTGAGGATTAAAAGTCCAGCCGTCTTTAATCATTTCTTTAATTAAGCCATATGGAGTTAGCATATAGTCTTTATTTTCTCTATTTCCCATAGTATCCTCCTCCTTATTATGGAATTAAATTTGTTAAAATATCTGAATTAAGTTCGAATAATACCACTTTTATTAAGGTTGTTGATGATGCAAGTTTACTGCTGAACATGAATGATGTATCGTTAATTTGTAAATAATAGTTTGCTCCATTAACAGAAAAATAAAATCGTTCATAAGTCGAACCGTTCGATGGATGAATAAATATACCACCAACAAACTTATTATGCTGTACATAAAATCCATCATCATAAATCATAAAACCATAATATTTTGTTGGATCAAAATTATAATTAATAGTATGAAAGCCATTTGAATCATAAAAAACGCCATCAGCTAGTACTACGTTTCCAATACTTGGCACATTTACGGTAATTGGATTATAACCATTTCCAGACGGATCAGTATAAGTTCCATTCTCACTAATAGTAAGTGGTGAAATAGAAGGGACTGGAACTTCTACCGTAAGTCTTCTTATACCATCATAACCCTCAGTCGGTCCATACTGTCCGTTTGCATTAATATATCTATCTTCTAATAAAGGTGAAACTAATACATCAATAGGATTATAACCATCTACACCTTCAGGAGCTTCATACGTTCCATTTTCAGTAATCGTCTTAGGTTCAATAACAGCACCACCACCTGATACTCTTACTGTAATTGGATTATAACCATCTACTCCTTCAGGAGCTCTATAAGTTCCATTTTCGGTAATATTCTTTGATGCAATTACTGGTACATAACTTCCACCAGTTGAAAGCTTTCCAATAAGATTAACTTCTTGCATTGTTTGCCGTTCCTCCTTCTACTATAAATGTACCCTGATCTAAGATAGTATCATAATTACCATTATTCTCTAATCGTACATCATAGAAGTACTCACCAAAGTTAAGATTAATACTATCTTCTTTAAATAATGCCAGTGTCTCACCGTTAGAAAAGTTCTTCTTTATAACTTCATAATCATTATTAATATCGGGCTTCACTGTAAATATAATAGTGTCGTCTTCTGTAGGTGTATAAACTTCTGTACCATCATAAATAGTTAAGTTTATTATACAAGAATCCCCTCTTGTGATCCTAAAGATATTATCTTTTATTGTAACCATTATAACCTCCTTATCCCATCCAAACGCCTTCGTTTTCCAGAAGACTAATTATTTCTTTTCTTTCCTCGTCTGTAGCGTGTAAATTTTGTCCCCAAAATGAACCTTTTCTTACTTTTACAAAACCTCTTAAGTTACTTATTGTCATAAGTTTATTAGAAGGGTAGCCGTAATTAGTTTCATAATTATAGTCCTTATTAAGTTTTGGCTCACTTATTGCTGGCCGTTCTATTATTAAATATGGTGTCTGTATGCCCATGTATCCAAAGTTAGTGCCTATAGATCCAGAGTGTTGTACATTTACTTTTTGACCCATTATGTTCTCAGCCATACCGACAGCTGTTGAAGGCGATGGTGCTATCATACCGCCAGCTATACCAAGTACTGACTGATAAGTGTTACGCCAGTCTGTAGCTGTTAAGGATAATGGTAAGTAAATATTACCGTTGAATTGATACAAGAAACTGTTAAGGTTTCCATAATTAGTTCCATACTGGGCTCGTGAAGGTCTAATCATAGCAACACACATTCCACTCATAAGATCAACTCGGTATCTTAAAGTTACATCACAACCACCATATTTATCAATATTTATCATAAATTCATCAACATTTAAATCATATAAACCACAATATGGTATAAATATTTTTAGTTTTGTGTAACTTGAATAATCTAGTGCATTTCCCCAAAATTCACCTATATTTCTTGCATAATCGAACTCAATAAAGGCATTATTAACATAGTTACAAGAGACATTTGTATCAATACCACCAAATGATATATTAGCAGTACCTGAAGGCGTTAAACCAGTAAGTCGGCATACACCAAGATTTTCGACATAGTCAAGTGGATTACTCCACATTTTTTTAAGTTGGTCAACTGCTGACTGGGTTATGTCACTAAATACATAACGAGCAAAAGCCGTCATTTGTGATTCAGTTGGTAAATATATCCTACTAATTCCAGTGTTAAGGAAGTTGCTAGAAGGAAGTTCACCACTTCCGACATCATCACCTACGCCGTTCTTGTCACCATCTCCACCTTGTTGACTTCCAGAATCTCCGTTCGGATCGGAATCAGGAGTTGTAACAGCATCTGAATCCTCAATAGGAACATAACCACCTACTAACTCGCCGTTTTCGACTTCAATACCAGTAATAAATTGTAAGTTTGGAACTACTCTATTTTGAAACCACCTATACCATGGATGAGGTGTTATATTGGTTAGATCATCATCTGTATATTCATATAAATAGGCACTATTAAATTCGGCATAACTTGTTATAGGCCACTCACCTTGTGATTGTATCCAGTTTTCAGTCCCTGGAACTAAAGGAGAGTTTCTATCAGATCCCCTATAACAATCTAGTGAACGACCATCAACTATGCGGAGCTGAAGTTCACTTTTAAATACATGATTAGTAGGTGCATCTTGTTCGGTTTCGTTTGCGTTAAAAAAGTATAATATATTATCAACGATAGGCTGATTATTCCAAGGAATTTGTACTTTAAATGGGACATTTAAAGACGAACAATAATAGTTATAACTATCTCCTTGTATTAAATCATTAATACGATAAAGACCATGAAATATAACGAATTGAACAATATCACTTCCAGATGATGACCACATAAAACATCCACCCGTGTATAAATCACCATAGAGCCAATATACGTTATTAAGTAAAGTGTCAGCTACAGCATCTAAAGCGGTATTTGCGTCATCAAAAGATTGATACGTAGCATTATTGATAACACTGATTGCAGATGGTACATCTGAAGAATACTTATCTTGAATTGTTTTTTTAAGTTTATTTATATTAAATCCAGTAGGCCTTTGGGTTTCAATAGGGTTATAACCACTTAAACCCCAATATTTAGTGATAAATCCTAAATTAATACCTTGGCCATTATTGAAGTTAAGACTTCTAAAACTTGACATATTTACCTCCTTATAAAGATCCTGAACAAACCATCACCATCTGTTCAGCCGTATCACTAAAATGAACACTACTTTGCGGTAATAGTTCCATGGTTTTAAATAACGAGTAATTATACATCCTAAGCTCATTATCATTAAGATATAATGAAGAAGTATCAAAATTAGACCGCTCAATAATAACATTTTCTTTAGCCAGCTCTGGCGCAAATGACATTAATACATCAACATGGCAATGGGCTATAATTCTTTCGTACTCAAATGTATAATTGTTTATATAATAATATCTTCCAAAGTCCTCAAGAAAAATATAGTTTGCTTTCATAACCTGAGTACCACTAGTTAGAATAATATCCGGATCTATTACAGAAGTCGGTTCTATTAATTCAACATTTAAGTCATTTCCTATCTGTTGAAGTTTCTTATTCATATATCTTTTATCAGACATATTAAAAAATAATCTAGCAATCATTTTTATCCTCCTATAAAAATAGGGTGCTGGGTGAAACCCAGCACCCAAAGGTGAGAAAGTGATATGAAAATGCCTAGTCAAGTACTAAAGCAACAATAGCAAACTTAGAATCAAGTATATAATTTACAAGTAAATGATGGAACTCGTTCCAGAAGTCAGCTGATGCTGTGTACTGTGATGTTACTTTTCTTCGATAAGGACAAACACCCATAGCTCTATGATCATAAATAACGGCTGCTACATTAGACTGATCAAAGGCATTTGTGCCGATACCAAGCTTGTTAGAAGCATCCGCTTTAATTGCTACACTAGAAACAGTATCCCAATCAAAGTTAGTTACTACTTCACTTCCTTCATCTCCAGAAGTCGCACGGAATCCTTGCCACATTGGAGTAGTATCATAATCACCGAAACCAATTTCACCGAGATTATAAACCTGACGCTTACCAGTGAATTTAAGGAAGTTTTCAAACTGTGAAAGCATGATCAACTTATTATCTTCATCACTTGTAAAAGTTGGAATTGTACCATCGTTATACGCTGAGTTATAAACTCTCATATTATCCCTAATAGTTTTCATTCTTTCCATTGCAAAGATAGCACATTCTTCAGATTTTCTAAAGTCGTCGGCTGTAGCACCTGATTCAAGAAGACCCTTGGCAATGGCTTCAGTTACGAGGTGAACGGCTGTACTAGTTCCAGCAACTGAAACAGCAATACCACAACTTATAAGCATGTGAGCGTAAGCCTGAAGTCCAAGCTGTATTGTATTTTCAACCGTTGTTCTAATACCTGAAAGAAACTTGTTCATTTCATCCCAACTAGTAAATGCTGTCTTAAGCTGGTCTTCTACAATACTAATTGGTGTCGTGATACTCTTAGCTTCTTCGAAGATCTTAGCGGACACCTTAGGTGCAAAAAATTTATGATCGTTCTCGTAAACTTTGCCGTCAATAAGATTCCACATATCATCCTCAATAATATCCTGAGGGGCAAAGTAAACTCTTTCAACAAATGATCCCCAGTCAAAGCTATCAACGAATATTCCCTTAATACCTGAAGCCTCGTACTTCTTCTCGTCAACTACCAATTTAGCAAGCTGTCCAAGAAGCTTTTTAGAATAAACATCAACAGTACCAACCTGAAGAACATCACGGCCAACATCAGTAAGCTTATAACTGTCAATCGCTGAGAAGTCCCCCAGCTTTTCCATGTAATCAGTACCCATTGTCTGAGCCACTGACTCCCTAGTTAATTCAACTACATCAACATGTTTCATTAATATTATCCTCCTTATAACTTAATCCAGTAAGCTCCTGATCTGAAAGACCAGAAGCTACTGGGTGTAAAAATAGTGCTCGTTCTGTATGTCTTCTAATAACAAGACCATCTAACACTTTACCGTTGGCCTTGTTATACTTAAGTATAGCGTCAGCTATTTCAGCTTTGGATCTAGTGCCTTGGGCTGTTAGTTGGTCAATGCTGTTAACACCTAAATTATAGCCAAAAGAAAGTAAAACACAAAATTCATTTTCATTCCAATGATATTTGTTATCATATGATGCTACTTTAATATAAACTGGAACTATATCATCATATAGTAAGCTTTCAGCTTGTTCTTGGGTTACAGTGTCACCCTCTTTCACTCCTGAAGTGTGACCGTAACCTATAGTTAAGACACCAGCTGGACAACGGTAAGCTTTACTACTGAACCCTTCATACTTCTTTATCAAGGCTATAGCCTTTGATATGTTTATCGTGTACATATGTTTCGCTCATCTCCTGAAGTGTAACTTGTATAGTGGTTAAGGTCTTAAGTAATTCATTATTCCACTTATAGTCCTTATATATGAAGTAAACCACTATACCAACAGCTACACCGTTATTAATAATGACATTTATTAAGTCACTCATTTATGTCTCCTTATAGTCCTTCAAATGGGTCTCTTTCCTCTCCCAGCTCTAAAATCTTGATAGCTTTAGGATATACTGAACCCTCTTTCTGTGTGATACTCATACGAATTTTAGAGCCGATAGCTCTTTCATTTTCAGTAAATTCCTCGAAAGTCATTATCTCGTTTTTAATACCCATAACTGGTATATTGTAAATTGACGCTAAGTTAATGTACCCAGTTCTATCCTTATACCACGCTGGAGTAAGCTTGTTTCCTACTTCCTTATAAGCCGTGATTTGATCATATGGGATAGTATCGGACTGTACCGCTAAACGATTCTTAACGATATCACTAAACTTAGTCTTACCGATATAGGCCGACTTAACGACTCCCTCAATGATAATGTTGTCAACTGTCTTCTTCTCTTTGTTATCTGTAGCCATGTTCATTACCTCCTTAATATATAATTATTGTACTGGCCTATTATAGACCTAGTTATGGCACACTTAGAATATACACCAATCTGTCAATCATGTCAACTAGTTCATGTCGAATAAAAAACACTTGTTCGTGAACACAGCCCATCCGCCGTATCACCACTATTT